CATGCTGAGACTCGTTTCCCAGTCACGATCGAAAATGAAGTACAGAAAATCTCTCTACCAGTGCTAAAAGGCGAATCGATGCCTCAAAAGGCACTCGAGTTGGTGAATAATAGACTTCCGGAGATCTCCAAGAAGACGGAAGCTTTCAACCGATCTAATAGCCAAACGAGTCTCAGCATGATGACGCTGACCATGATGAACGGTCAATCTCCGATGAGACAAATACGACAAATTTTGGCTGAGATTGAGAAGCGCTATGGAGCTCTATCCGAAGCTCAAGTAAACTACGCCAAGCTCGAAAGTAAGATCGCCAATTTTGTTGGAACTGATACAGTAGCTGATGCTGAATATCGAAAGCTAAATTACGATTTGAGATATTTGGAAAACAAAGTCAGCGGTTCTGTAAAGGACCTCGCTACGTTGATTCAAGCCTATGACAACCTTGTATCCAATTATGGCATTGAACAGTGGTCAGAGGAGGATTATGAAAGAGCTGAAGCTAAGCACCACGTCCGTCGAGGATTCGAACTACTCTACCAAAACTTGATCGGTTCAACAACTCCCAGCATATCGTCGGTTGAATATTTGCATCAATTTGGTGTTCACATTCAGGTCGCAGTAACGGAAGTGCGCGGATATATAATATACGTCGAGGAGATGATTTCTAAAGGTGAAATTCCATCGTCTTCGCATTTTGAGAACTTTTTGGATGAGATGGCCGACAAATACGAACATTGCGTTAAGGAAGCGTCTAAGCGAATGTTTGGTAGTGAAGATATCTGCAATGCGGATTTCATGACCAGTTGGAAGAAGTGATGTTTGAATACGACATACTAGACAAAAATGCTACCCTTCCCTTTGGGCCGCCGATTATGGGTGTAGTTATAAGAGCAGTCTATGATCACGAGGGAATCGTTTCATCACTAACCGCCAGTGAAGGGGCGGGCGGTTTAGATTTGTTTCTCTGGGCGAGAGAGGGTGACAATCATGTTACAGCTACTGATACCCGTCATCATCACATATCTAAGTTGACGGCAAACGCTAAAGCGTATTCTAAAGCTCTGCACACAAGTCGATTTATGATTACGTATCTTCGACCTCATCGAAAGAATTTTTTAACACGACGATTTCCAGGTTGGGTCGTCATTTCTGGCGAAGGTGAAACTCCCACAAAACTCGAATTGGTTGTAAAATGATAGAGTCAAAACACATCATAATGGTTTACGCGCTTGGGTTTATGGCCGCAGCGTATTATCTAATTATTGGAGCGAGCATCTATTGGTGGATTGCTGCTCTTTTCGTGTATTTTTTGTTCAGTTGCTTGGGCATTACAATCACGTTCCATCGACATCTTGCACACAAAAGCTTTTCGTTTAAATGGGAATGGTTAAGAAAACTGTGTATCGTCTTTGGTTCTCTTTCTGGAACTGGTAGTGCAATCGCATGGGTGGCTGTTCACAAGAAGCACCACAAATTCAGTGACAGTAAACATGATCCGCATGGTCCAGGCCACGGGTGGAAGAACTTCTTTAATGACTATGACACGATAATCGATTACAAATCTGTCAAACCTATGCTGCAAGATAAGTTTCTAAGATGGATGCACAGACATGGATTGAAGGCTATTGTTGCATATTACGTCATACTATTCATTGTTGGTGGTCTACCAGCTCTTGCGTTTTTGGGATTTATACCACAGATGCTAGTAGCTCTCATGTCTGCGCTGCTGAACTATTTTGCTCACTCGTCGGGTTATAGAACGTATGATATTGTTGACGACAGCCGTAACAACTGGTGGTTGGCTATCCCTACTTGGGGAGAATCGTGGCACAACAATCACCACGCTAAACCGAGACTATGGAGCTTCAAACACAAGTGGTGGGAAGTCGACATCAGTGGAGCCATAATCAAGTTGATAAAGGAATAAACAAATGTATGTAAAGGTGAAAGACGGGCAGATCGAAAAGTTTCCATTTTACATGGATGACTTGCTGAAAGCTAATCCAACTGTCAGCTTTCCACAGAATATGAGTGATGATCAACTCTCTGAATGGGGCGTTGAGAAAGTTAGAGAGCTCTCGAAACCAAACTACTCTCGAAGAACTGAAAAACTAAAGGTCGACGATAGACCGCAATTCGTTGATGGCGAGTGGCAGTTGGGTTGGTCTATCGTCAAGAAGTCTGATGAAGACATTGAGGCATATGACCGCGGGCAAGCTAATTTCATAGACACAGAAAGAAAGAATCAACTCGCTGCTACAGATTGGATGGCTTTGCAAGATAGTCCTAAGATGAGCGACGAATGGAAGGAATATCGTCAAGCTTTGAGAGACATTACTAAGCAAGATGAATATCCATTTAATGTTACGTGGCCTAAGAAGCCTACGACCGTATAAATAAAAACAACAATGGAGTTTATTCGTGGCAATAGTCAATTCAAGAGCATCTCTCATAGAACACTGCCTGCGCCGACTTGGTGCACCAGTACTCGAGATTAACGTCGATCCCGATCAAATCGAAGATTGTGTCGACGATGCGCTGCAGATGTATCAAGAGTTCCATCAAGATGGTACGAAGAGAATTTATCTCAAGCACCTCGTGACAGCTGCTGATGTTGCAAACGAATACATCGAAGTTTCTTCTGACATTCAAACCATTATCCAACTGTTGCCGGTTTCTTCATCGGCGCTGGCTGGTACTGGCATGTTCTCACTCAAGTATCAGATTCATTTGAACGATATTGCGAACATGAATAGCTTTATGGGTGATATGTCATACTATGAGCAAATCGGACAATTCATGGAAACGTTGGATTTGGTGCTAGATGGCTATCCTCAAGTAACATTTTCTCGTCAGGAGAATCGACTATACATTCACGGCGAATGGTGGAACAATCAAATCAAAGCCGGCGATTATATTGTGGCGGAGGTCTATCAGATCGTAGATCCTACTGCTCACACTTCAATTTACAATGACATTTTCATCAAGAAATACACCACTGCTCTTATTAAGAGTCGTTGGGGACAGAACATGTCCAAATTCGAAGGCATGCAGCTTCCTGGTGGTGTAACTATTTCTGGTGAAAGAATTTTGGGTGAAGCACAAGCAGAAATCGAAACACTAGAAGAAAAACTGCGCTTGGAGTACGAACCAATGCCGATGTTCTTCGTGGGGTAACCAAATGGCTATTAGCTCTCCAATACTAGACAACCCAATATCAATCGCCAATGTGTCGTCAGACGGTGTTCGGCCAGACTACGCTCACACAATCAAGGCAGCCCGGGGTTTGTCATTGTCAGCTGGAATTTCTGGCAAGGGGTCGAAAAAGTATTTCTTCAATAACAAGCCGTACAGCATTGGTCGGCTGACATCAGATCGAGATGACCTCGCTACGATGGTCGATAGTGATGGTACGATCAAGTGGTGCCCACATAATCTACTAGAGGATAGTGGAAGTATGTCGGCGAATCTATACGACGATTGGCACAGTTTCGGCGCACCAAGCGCGCTTTACGAAGATGGTGGAACCGTTGATGGAGTTGCAGCCGATTTAGTTTATCCCAGTGCACAATTCATCGCCGTCTACGATTTCAGTAATTCATCTTTCATCCAAACTGGATCAGCTTGGACTAATTGGATCTCTGATGGTGTTGTCTCGATTACTTTCACTGCACCAGCAGGCTGCACCGAAGTGTACGTTTATCCAACTCGAAACGGCCTGTCAACACCATATACTCGTCAGTTAATATCAGCGACTCCTGGATTAACCTACACCTTTGAGTTTAATGTAGTCGCTGCAGGTGAAAACTATCTTGCATCTAAATACAGATGCTACCGTTCTGATCTCGGCGGCATGATGAGCAATCCTGATACTGGAGACAGCTATGTTCCTACATCAGGATCAGCTCGTTTTCTCGGTAGAGCTGGCCACCACGTCTGGAATGGCTCCGAGTGGATCAAGACAGCGATGCTAGTGGAGCCTGAGCGAACAAACCTTGTTGTCAATTCAACAATTACAGACGCAAACTGGACCTCACAGAATTCCACAATTACCGACGGCGTTGGTGATGGGTTCTCTCGGCTGTTGGAAAACAACAACTCTTCCTCACATCTAATGTATGGATCTGGAGTATCGTTCACCTCTGGAACCACCTATACATTGTCATGGGAGGTTAAGCAGGTTAACGACGGCCACGCTCAAATCACACTGCCTAGCAGCGCCTTTGGCACGGGCCAGTATGCAAATATCAACTTGAGCACTGGTGCTGTAGTGGTTCAGGTGGGAGGCGTTGCCTCAGTTCGCCCCGGCCAAGAATCGGGGTCTTGGTTGGTGTCTTTTACTGCAACTGCCACCAGCTCCGACACCGGTGCACCTGGTGTCATTCTGATCTCGAACCCTGCAACGGCAGGCCGTGCGCAGGCATACGCGGGTGACGAAACTCGGGGCGTAGACGTGCGCAATGTTCAACTCGAAGTGGGTGGCTACCCCACCACCCTCATCCCCACCAACGGCTCCACCGTCACCCGATCGGCTGACACTTTCGAAATCCCTGCGACCCTCTGCCCCGACTTCGGAAGTATCGCAATCCGAGGGTTCATTAGCTACGACGATTTGGGGATTGATCGACAAGAGTATATAATTTCACGAGCAGCAGATGTAGAAAATTTCTTTGAATTGTCTTTGACTACTGTCGCGACGTTTACTGGTCGACTAGATGCAAGAGTTCACGCTAGTAATGTACAATACTCGGCGCTGTCGACTGCAGGAGCGAACGCTATTCAACTTACACCCGACCATAATATCCCCTTTGCAGTGGCGATGGTAACTAACAGTGACCGAACGGCACTTGTTGTCAATGGAACATACATAACGCAGAACGCCACTGATAAAACAGTTCCGGATTTGTCTTCAATACCTCTTAGATTCGGCGCTCGAAACAGATCAGCTATCGCCATTACCGAAATTCTGATATTTGAAGATGATATTGGAGACACAGCTCTCGAGGAGATTTCGTCATAGCAACTAATCCATATTTCTCTTACAAAGTAAGATCAGAGCAAGATCTATACGAAGATCTCGTCATCGAAAGCTTGAAGATGTACGGGCAAGACGTGTATTATCTGCCACGAAGCGTCGTGAACAAAGACACGATTTTCGGGGATGACATTCCGTCTAAATTCTCATCGGCTTACAAGATCGAAATGTATATCGAAAACGTCGACGGATTCGCGGGCGAAGGACATCTGTTCTCCAAGTTTGGTATCGAGGTTCGTGATCAAGCAACATTCGTCGTAGCTAGACGCAGATGGAAGCAAACAGTTTCGTCTCTCAATAACGAAATCGATGGTGACGTACCACGTGAAGGTGATCTAATTTACCTTCCACTCTCAAAATCGATTTTCCAAATCATGTTTGTAGAGCGTCAAAACCCATTCTATCAAGTATCAAACCTAAACGTCGTTCGCCTAGAATGTGAACTATTCGAGTACAACGACGAAGAATTGGACACTGGAATTTCAGACATCGACTCAATCGAAACACTCGGCTACACTGTTGAGCTACTTCTCGACTCAGACTCTGACTCGGTTGCTCTCAGCACTGGTGATATTGCCACTCAAACACTCAGCGATGGAACACTCATCAGATCTGAAATTGTTGAGTGGGATAGAAGCCGTCAACGCTTGAACGTAGCACACATTGGATCTTCCGATGGTAAGTTCCACAACTACACAACCGGCGGAACACTTACATTTGCCGATGCTGCAGGATCTAGAATTATCCGTGGTGTCGAAGAAGATTTGGGTGATTTCGATTATCAGAACGTAGCGTTTGACTCAGATGTAGATCCATTCCTTGTGTTCGATGAAAACAATCCATTTGGAGACCCTGAATAATGTTCGGTAACTATTTCTATAACGAGCGTGTTAGACGGTGTGTAGGAGCCTTCGGTTCTCTATTCAATGACATATACGTACTTCGTAAAGAGAAGAGCGGATCGGTAAATTCTCAACAGAAAGTTCCTCTTACGTTTGCACCCAAGCGTAAATTCATTTCGATGATCGAAAGAGATGCTGCGAACGCATTGAACAAAAAAGATGTGATAGCCATCACACTACCGAGAATGTCATTCGAGACAGTCGGACTTCAGTACGATCCGCAACGCCAACTCGCCAGAACACAGTCTAGAGTTTTTACATCACCGACGAATTCTGCGAATAAGCAAAAGATCTACACTAAGACTCCATATAACATTCAATTCCAATTGAACGTATATGCAAAGAACCACGACGACGCATTGCAAATCGTCGAACAAATCATTCCATACTTCACACCATCGTATACTCTAACGATGAGACCATTGGATGATTATCCACAAATCAAGGACGACATACCAATCGTTCTCAACGGTATCTCGTTTATTGATGATTATGAAGGTGCTGCTGAACAGCGTCGAACAATCATCTACACTCTAGACTTTGAAATGAAGCTAGATTTCTACGGACCAGCAGTTGATGGTAAGATCATTCGTCAGGCCGACGTTTCGTTCTTCATGTCTGATGACTCCGATACTACCGGATGGTCACTAGAATCGATAGTGTCTATCACAGTTGATCCGGAAGGCGCAAGCCCAGACTCGGATTATACACTCATTGAAACAATAACAAAACCTGGAGATGGTGATAGTGTCTGACTTTAAATATGTCGAAGAAGATTATGAGCGAATCCGTGATGAGCTATACGAAATGTTGGCTGATGCTAAGGAAGCATTGGCCTTCGCGAAGAGCATTTTGGAAGAATCGGAACATCCTCGAGCAATCGAGACGTATTCTGGTTTGCTAAAAAATGTGGCGACAATCATGTCCCAAATTCTCGATCTAACCAAAACATACAAAGACATCATCGAGAAAAAAGATTCACGCGCACTAAGTGACGAAACTAGTGTGACAAACAATAACCTATTTGTAGGCAACACGCCTGATCTACAGAAAAAACTGGCTGCCATTGGTATTGTTACCAATGTCGAAGCTCAGGAGAGAGAATTGAAAGATGTTTAACGACAACTATCCCGGCAATATCAACATCAAAAAAGACGGTGTTGTTCACAACTTCACTCAACACGAACTCGAAGAGTATGTAAAGTGTTCGAACGATCCAGTCTACTTTGCTGAAACGTATTGTAAAGTTATCCACCTCGATAAGGGTTTGGTTCCATTCAAATTGTATCCTTATCAGAAGAAAATGTTCGACCACTTTCGAAACAACCGATTCAGTATCGTTCTAGCGTGTCGTCAGTCCGGTAAGTCTATTTCATCGGTCATCTATCTGCTTTGGTACGCAGTCTTTCATTCAGAGAAGACGATTGCAATCTTGGCCAACAAAGGTGGTACTGCCCGCGAAATGCTTTCACGTGTTGCGTTGGCATTGGAAAACCTTCCATTCTTCCTGCAGCCGGGTTGTAAAGCATTCAACAAGGGTAACATCGACTTTTCGAATAACTCTACAATCTTTGCTGCATCAACATCATCGAGCTCTATCCGTGGATTCTCGATCAACTTGCTGTATCTCGACGAATTTGCGTTTGTTCAAGATGCTGCAACGTTCTATACCGCTACATATCCCGTTATTACGTCTGGTACGACATCACAGGTTATCGTGACTTCTACCGCAAATGGTATCGGTAATCAGTTCTATAAGATTTGGGAAGGTGCTAATCAGGGAACGAACACATACGTTCCGTTCCGAGTAGATTGGTATGACGTTCCTGGCCGTGATGAAAAGTGGAAAGAACAAACCATTGCAAACACATCACAATTGCAGTTCGACCAAGAGTATGGAAACACATTCTTTGGAACTGGTGATACGTTGATTGATGGAAATACCCTAATGAGCCTTAAAAAACGAGCACCAATCTACATAAAAGACTCGGTGAACGTCTACGAGGAAAGCAAATCTGGTCACGAGTACGTCATGACTGTTGACGTTGCGAAGGGTGTGGGTGGTGATTATTCTACATTCAACGTCATCGATGTGACCGAGAAGCCATTCAAACAAGTCGCTACGTATCGAAACAACCGAGTGTCTCCTCTACTCTTCCCAGTTGAGATCATGAAATGGGCAAACGCTTATAATGAAGCATATGTCATTGTCGAAAGTAATGACCAGGGTGCAATTGTCTGTAACGGTCTTTATCACGAGTTGGAGTACGAAAACACTCACATCTCATCGGCTGTCAGATCTGATAAGATCGGTGTTTTCATGGACAAGAAGGTCAAGCGTTTGGGATGTTCGGGCTTCAAAGACATTCTCGAATCAGGAATGCTTGAAGTGATTGATGAGGAAACCATCAAAGAGATTTCCACATTCGAAGCAAGAGGGCAATCATACGAAGCGTCATCCGGCAACCACGACGACCTCGTCATGAACCTCGTCATGTTTGGCTATTTCGCCAACACCGGTTGGTTCTCACATATCGTCGACGGCAACTTGCGTGATATTCTGTACGAGCAGCGTATGAAAGAAATTGAGGATGATGTGGTTCCATTCGGACACATCGACGATGGACTTTCGAACATTGATTATCATGTCCAGCCACCGGACAATTGGCAGGTTCGCTTTAACGAGAACGATTACGAAATTTACTGAGTGATCTTCTGAGTGATGCGAGCACTCTTAATGATAAACCATACATAACACACAACAAAGGCCCCTTGCGGGGCCTTTGATTTAGATTTACTTCAATTCAAAACTTAGCCCAAACGAGACGACATAATCGACAGTCTCTTGATCGCCCGGCATGATTTGAGCGAAGAGGTTGTTGTGTCGAACCTGAAGTCCACCAATCGGGACAAAGTCAGAATCGCCCAGCGGATTGAATGTACGGCCATCTTGCGGATAGTATGCCACACCACCAAAGACGTCGAATTGACCCTGATCCCATTCTGCGAGAGAATACGAGATTGTGCCGGCAACCGAGGTGCGGTCGTAAGAGTTGTGATAGACACCGACCGAATAGTCGAAGACTTCACGTTCCCACGTCAGAAAAACACCCGGGTTGAATTCGTTGAACTCATAAGCACTTTCGTGATATGAGCCGAGAAGAATTGAGACACGATCTGCAGCTTGCGCTTGAAGAGGCAGAAAGGCTGCGATTGTTGCTAGAAGAAAGTTTTTCACCATATGATCCTTACGTTGTTAAGAGGGTTTTGCATTAGCCAGTTGATTAGTCGGCCCTGAATAGCTCTGTAGCCAGAGCGATCTAATGAAGTGTCGTATGGATCAGTCAGACGAAGTTGATCGTCGGCTGAGTCCATCCAGTTAGCGCCCTGGGATCGTGACTGGGAAAC